CGCGGCGGCGATTGTGAGGGCGGCGAGAATGTCCTTCATGGTGTTTGCTCCTTTGGTTTAATTGACTGTAAGGGAATTTCTTGCACTTGTCAACAACTATTTTCTAGGGACAAACCCTAATTGTAGGTAAGTGTAGGTAAAGCGTAAGCAATGAAAAAAGGGGTGAATTGCTTACATGGCTACAGAGGAAAAAGTCTATCTTGTGGGTAATGTAAGCAATGGTTTTTTAATGTGTTGACAAAATCATAATTATTGTAAGGTAGCTGTAAGGTTGGATAATGGGGACGCTTTTGCTGCACGCCCCTTCCGTTTGGCGAGCGACTTAACTTCCCCAAAAACATTGCCTACATTGCCTACATTGCCTACACCCAGGTACATGGCGCATGGCAAAAGCCCCAAGCCCGCACCATGTAAGCAATGTAAGCAATGCCCACATTACCCCCCACTAAAGTACTACACTGTAAGGTTCTGTAAGGTTTGTAAGTATTGTAAGGTTTGTAAGTATTGTAAGGTTGTCGGCTGCAGGTCGCGTGGCCATTTTGCTTTCGGCGCGAGGCCCCCCGGGTAGGGCCGGCGGCCGAAGGTCACGGAAGCGGAGGGGCCACAAACAAAATTTTTTATTGCCCACATTGCCCACATTGCCCACACGACCCACAAATTTTTAAATTTATTTTTTGGTATATTCGGCACATGTTTGAAAGCCTACCTTTTGCACCGCGCAAGGTCGAAGCGACTGAGGCGCGCTTGCACCGCATCTACGAAGCCGCCAAGCTGGGGCTAAAAGGCGACTCGTTGGCGTTGGCCTCTGGCATGCTGCCTTCCGAATACCGGCAACTGGTGCAGCTTGACCCCATTGCAGAGATGGCAGCGCAAAAAGGCAAGGCAGACGCTGAAATGGAAATGTCCCAGTGCTTGCACAAGGCAGCGCGCGAAGGCGACTCTAAAGCGGCGCTTGCGATCCTGCAAAACGTCCACGGTTGGGTGGCCAAGCAATCTATTACTATTGATGTTGACCAGCGCATCTCGGTCACCCAAGCGCTGCGCGACGCTGAGTCCAGGGTTATCGACGTCATCGCCCACGCGCCAAGTCCCAAATTAGAGTTACCCACGCATGCAGAGCACCAAGTACAGCGCTGAAGACGAACAAGAGCTGATGGCCCGGCTGTGGAGCCCGGCGATCAAGGACAACCCGCTGGCGTTTGTGATGTTTGCTTTTCCCTGGGGCGTCAAGGGCACGCCGCTGGAAAACTTCACTGGCCCGCGCAAATGGCAGCGCGAAGTGCTGCTGGACATTGCTGAGCACATCAAACTGAACCAAGGCAAGACTGACTTTGATGTTTTGCAAGAAGCCATTTCGTCTGGCCGGGGTATTGGCAAGTCGGCGCTGGTAAGTTGGGTCACGATTTGGATGCTGGCCACCAGGATAGGGTCAACGACCATCATTTCGGCCAACTCAGAATCGCAGCTCAGATCGATCACTTGGGCCGAGATCACCAAATGGCTGGCGATGGCCATCAACTCACACTGGTTTGAAGTCTCAGCAACCCGCGTCATGCCGGCCAAGTGGCTGACTGAGCTCGTTGAGCGGGATTTGAAGAAAGGCACGCGCTACTGGGGCGTGGAAGGGCGGCTGTGGTCAGCCGAGAACCCCGACGCCTACGCTGGCGTGCACAACTTTGACGGTGTGCTGGTGGTTTTCGATGAAGCATCAGGCATCGACGACTCCATCTGGGCGGTGACCGGCGGCTTTTTTACAGAAAACACGCCAAACCGGTTCTGGTTGGCTTTCAGCAACCCACGGCGCAACACCGGGTACTTTTACGAAGCGTTTAACTCAAAAAGAGCGTTTTGGCGCACCCGGATTGTGGACGCCAGGACGGTCGAGGGCACCGACAAGGCGGTCTACAACCGAATCATTGACGAATATGGGCCTGACAGTAGCCAAGCGCACGTTGAGGTCTACGGCATGTTCCCAAGCGCAGGGGATGACCAGTTTATTGGCGCCGACATAGTGGACGACGCCATGGCCCGGCCCAAGTACAAGGACGCCAGCGCCCCAATCGTGATCGGCGTAGACCCGGCGCGGTTTGGAGCGGACGCCACGGTCATCGCGGTGCGGCAAGGGCGGGATATTGTCAAAATTATGCGCCACAGGGGCGACGACACTATGACGGTGGTGGGGTACGTGATCGAAGCGATTGAGGAATTTAAGCCTGCGCTGGTTGTGATCGACGAAGGCGGGCTGGGCGCGGGTATTGTGGACAGGTTGAAAGAGCAGCGGTACAAGGTCAAGGGCATAAATTTTGGAAATAAATCCAAAAACCCAATCATGTACGGTAATATGCGCGCGCAGATGTGGGGAGATATGCGAGAATGGCTGAAATCTGCTAGTATCCCTAGCGACAGGTTTTTAAAGACGGACTTGATTTCGCCTATGATGAAGCCTGACTCACGGGGAACAATCTTCTTGGAAAGCAAAAAAGAAATGAAAGCTCGCGGTCTTGCCTCACCCGACGCTGCTGACGCTATTTGCGTCACGTTTGCCTTTCCAGTGGCACATCGTGAGTATGTCGAACCCAAGCGCACCGCTAGAAGCTACGGTAGCGCAGTGTCTACAGGATGGATGGGATCATGACAAAAAAGGTATCGCTGTCAGTAGGTCGCGGCGAAAAGTTGCCGGTGTCCAAAGGCGCAGGGCTAACTGAGAAAGGCCGCGCTAAATACAACGCCGCCACGGGTTCTAACCTCAAGGCGCCAGCACCCAACCCCAAAACCAAAGCGGATCAGGGTCGCAAAGATTCATTTTGTGCAAGGATGGAGGGCGTTGTGAAGCATGCCAAAGGCGATGCTGAACGCGCTAAAGCGTCACTCAAACGATGGAAGTGTTAATATGGCCACCAAACCTGGACTTTATGCCAATATTCATGCCAGACAGGCACGTATCGCCGCTGGCAGCAAAGAGAAGATGAGAAAACCGGGCTCGCCTGGTGCTCCAACTGCCAAAGACTTCAAAGACTCAGCCAAAACTGCAAAGAAGAAATAACATGCCACTCGTTAAATCTAAATCCCCCGAAGCGTTTCGCAAAAACATCAAAGCCGAAGTCAAGGCGGGCAAGCCCGTCAAGCAGGCCGTGGCAATTGCGTATGCAGTCAAACGTGCAGCCCCGAAAGGAAAGAAATGAAGACTGTTGCCCCTATCGCTAAACTGAACAGCCGCGAACCCAAAATGTCTGGCGGCGGTATGCCTGACCGCAACAAGGAAACTTATTCTCCATCCGCGCCTTGTCATGCCACGATTCCATCGGGCAACAATGTCAAGGCAACGGTGGACAAAATCCTTAACAAGATCAAATAATGGCAGATTACACAGGCATTGCGGCTGCTGGCGCAGTGGCCGAAGGCGGTAAACCTAAGAAAAGCGCGTCTGACATTTTGGCCACAGCCCGTGCCAGGTTGGACTTGGCGGTGTCCGCGCTATCTGAGAGCCGCGAAGATGAAATTGACGATTTAAAGTTTTATGCCGGCTCGCCCGACAACCACTGGCAGTGGCCCGCCGACGTGTTGGCCACTCGCGGCGCGGTGCAAGGGCAGACGATCAACGCCCGCCCGTGTCTGACGATCAACAAGCTGCCCCAGCATGTGCGCCAAGTCACCAACGACCAACGCCAGAACCGGCCCGGGGCCAAGGTCATCCCGGTGGACGACAACGCCGACGTAGAAGTGGCCGACATTTTCAACGGCATGATTCGGCATATTGAGTACATTAGCGACGCCGATGTGGCCTACGACACTGCTTGTGAAAACCAAGTTTCTTACGGCGAAGGTTACCTTCGCTTATTGACCGAGTATTGCGACGACAACACGTTTGATCAAGACATCAAGATCGGCCGTGTGCGCAACTCTTTTTCGGTCTACATGGATCCAACCATCCAAGACCCGACCGGCGCGGATGCCAAATGGTGTTTTGTTACTGAGGATGTGACCAAAGCCGAGTTTGAGCGGATGTACCCAGACGCATCGCCCATTACAACTCTGCAATCTTTGGGCGTAGGCGATCAATCGATCAGTAATTGGCTCAATGAAGACACGATCCGCATCGCGGATTACTACTACATTGATTACGACCGCACAACGCTAAACCTGTACCCCGGCAACGCCACGGCGTTTGAGGGTACGCCAGAAGACAAGCAACTGCGCGCAATCTACGGCAAACCCAAAAAGTCACGCGAGTCTGACCGCCCAAAGGTCAAATATTGCAAGATCAACGGGTACGAAATCCTTGAAGAGCGTGAGTGGGCGGGCAAGTACATCCCCGTGATTCGCATCGTGGGCAATGAATTTGAGGTGGACGGTCGTTTGTACGTGTCGGGTTTGGTGCGCAACGCCAAAGATGCCCAGCGCATGTATAACTACTGGGTGTCCCAAGAGGCCGAGATGCTGGCCTTGGCACCCAAAGCCCCGTTTATTGGCTACGGTGGCCAATTTGAGGGCTATGAAGACAAGTGGAAAACGGCCAACACGCAGAACTGGCCGTATTTGGAAATCAATCCAGACGTTACAGACGGCCAAGGGGCCGTCTTGCCACTACCCCAGCGGGCACAGCCTCCAATGGCATCCAGCGGGCTGTTGCAGGCCAAGGCGGGGGCGTCTGAAGACATTAAAAGCACCACTGGTCAGTACAACGCCAGTTTGGGCATGGGTTCCAACGAGCGTTCGGGCAAAGCCATTTTGGCTCGCCAGCGCGAAGGCGATGTGGGCACCTACCATTATGGGGATAACCTAGCCCGTGGCGTGCGCCATGTGGCCCGTCAGTTGGTGGACTTGATCCCCAAGATTTACGACACTCAACGCATCGCTCGCATCATCGGTGAAGATGGCGAGACCAAAATGGTCAAGATTAACCCTGATCAAGAGCAGCCGGTCAACAAGATTGTTGACGAGCACGGGATTGTGATGGAAAAAATCTACAACCCAAGCGTCGGCAAATACGACGTGGTGGCAATCACTGGCCCAGGCTACGCGACCAAACGTCAAGAGGCTTTAGAGGCAATGGCACAACTGTTGCAAGGCAATCCTCAACTGTGGGCTGTGGCCGGTGACCTGTTTGTCAAGAACATGGATTGGCCAGGCGCTCAAGAAATGTCCAAGCGTTTTGCCAAAACCATTGACCCTAAATTCTTGTCAGACGGCGAAGATGACCCGGCATTGCAAGCGGCTCAACAACAAATCCAAGCCATGGGCGCTGAGATGGAGCAAATGCACACGATGATCAAAAACGTGGGCAAATCCATTGAAATGCAAGAGCAAGAACGCAAAGATTTTGAAGCCCAAGTTAAGGCATACGAGGCTGAAACCAAGCGTATTGCCACGGTGCAAGCCAGCATGTCACCTGAGCAAATTCAAGATATAGTCATGGGCACAGTCCATGGCATGATCACATCAGGAGACTTGGTGGGCGAGATGCCTGGCCGGGAACAGAATGAGATGATGCCCGAATCGGCTGAATATGCGCCTCAACCACAAGGGATGTCACAATGAAAGCGTGTGATTTTTTAGGTTTATTGTTTTTGGCGCGGGACGTAGCGCATTCAGTGCATCTGAACACCCGCAGCTACAGCAAACATGTGGCGCTCAACATTTTCTATGACCGCATAATTGATGCCGCCGATGATTTTGCTGAGTCCTACCAAGGCCGGCACGGCCTGATGGGGCCAATTACTTTGCATTCAGCCAAAAAGACGGCTAACATCATTGAGTTTTTGGAAGACTCACTCAAACAGATTGAAGACGCTCGATATGAAGTGGTGGATAGAACCGATATGTCGTTGCAACAACTCATCGACAACATCATTGAGATTTATCTTCGCACTTTGTACAAACTCCGCTTTTTGGCATAAGGACGCATCATGGAACTTTTAAACCCGTTGGCCGATACCAATTTTCCCGCTAGGTCTATTACTTACACTGGCACTGCTGGTGTAACTGGTGTGTGGCCCGCTGGCGCTCAAGGCGTAGTGGTTTGGTCTGACCAGGCTTGCTACGTGTTGGTTGGTGAAGGCGTCACGGCTACGACGGCCAGCACACCGATTCCACCATTTACGCCAATTCCATTTAAAGTGCCTTTTGCTGTTAGCGGTGCGTGGCGTGTAAGTGCAATTCAAGTGTCAACTGGCGGCACAATCTATTGCAAACCAATTAATATCCAATGAGTTTTTTTGGAATACCCATTCGCAACGGGGTCTCAATTGGCCTTGGCAGCCTTATTTCGTTTTTGTCGGGATACGCGGATGCGACTGTGCAAAGCAATCTTTTAACTGAATTCGATGACAACCTTGTCCAAGAGGATGGCGGTTTGATTCTTTTGGAGTGACCTAAATGGCCGTTTTTCTCTCCCCCGTGGGCGGCGCAGCGGCCCAATTTTTTACCAACAGCGGCGTAATTCTGTCTGGGGGCAAATTGTATGCTTATGCAGCAGGAACAACTACACCACAACCAACATACACGTCTTCCAGTGGTAACACGGCCCATACTAATCCAATTATTTTAGATTCGGCAGGGCGTGTGCCTGGCGGTGAAATATGGTTGACCACAGGCGTGTCATATAAATTTGTCCTAAATACTTCTACCGATGTTTTAATCGGTACTTACGACAATGTTCTTGGCGTCGTTGATTCAGCGGCTGTTATCTATCAACCCGCCGGCACCGGTGCGGTAACAACTACAGTACAAGCTAAATTGCGCCAAACTGTTAGCGTTAAAGATTTTGGGGCAGTTGGAGATGGCACAACTAACGATACTGCCGCCATTCAAGCTGCAATTAATACCGGATCACCAGTTTATGTTCCTCAAGGAACTTATCTTACCGGCCCATTGACTGCAACTAACTCTTACATTTATGGTTTTGGAACTTTGAAAGGTTCTTCTGGCGTAGCTGCTGCAGCATTGTTGACAACAACCAATACAACTATTGAAGGCATTTCAATTGACAGTGGAACATACTGCCTTTACGGTATTTTGGGTGGAAATTACACTTATGTAAAAAATGTAATTTTTACTGGCGTTTACGGGCACTGCGTACTTCTTTCAAGCGCTTCATCTTCTTCAATTGTTGGTTGCACGGTCAAAGAAGGCGGTACACAAACCACGCCATTTGTCATTAACTCTTGCATAGACACTTTGGTGACTGACAACATTATTGAAGAGCATACTGGATTTGGTATTCAAACCCGATTTAGTACAACGACAACAATTGCAAACAACATAATTAAACAGCGATACTTTTCGCAAAATTATGCGTCTGCTGCAACCACTACTGAAACATTTACTTTTACAACCGGTCGTAGTTGCGCTCGTTTTTCAGCTTACAACAACGGCGCGTTTTGCGTTGTAACAGGAACTACCCAAACAACACCGACAAGCTACCAAGTCACGGTAACTGGTTTAACTGTTGGCCAATCAGTTGTAATTTATGGTTTTGTTGGTCTTGAATCAATTCAAGCCAATAGCGGTTGTAATAGCGTTACTATCGATGCAAACTCTGTTTTTCATAGCGGCGACAGCGGAATTTTGTGCGGTGCTGATTACCACTACAACGGTTCTGCATGGGTTCTTGATCCTGCGGCTGTTGTTGAATCGGACTACCCCCGCAATATTACCATTACAGGCAACATAATTGTTGGCCCAATCTTGGCTGCGGGTATTGCGCTAAACAACGCAACAAGGGCCGTGGTTGCAAACAACACAATTACAGACATTGGTTACACAAGTGATTTGGCTTACCAAGCGGGTGTTTCTTGCGCTTTTATTTACGATTGCGTAATTCGTGACAACGTAACGGATGGCACAAACACACACACCCTTGGGTGCGTTAAATACACGGGCGGCACATCTCTTGAATATGGCGACAACAACGCGTCCAACACTTTTGGGTTTAACAAAGGCGTTGGTTGCCCAAACTATCAATTTTTTCCGACCTCAGACCCAGCAGCAAGGCGCGTTGGATACAACATTGTCGATGCGAAAGTTGATAATCTAATTACACAATCCATTGACACAATGCTAGACAGCGCTTGGGCCTCAGGCGTTTACACTGGCAACAACATTTCAGTAACAATTTCTGGTGGCACGGGCATATCAAAAAGTTCTACCGCCACGTATGCGTACTGGACTTCTATTAGAACTTATGTTGGTGAGTATGCTGAAATAAATGTAAACGCTGCGTCCTTAAATTTGTTTGCCGACAAAATGGTGAGAGTTAGTTTTTACGCTAAAGCTGACACTGCGGGCGATGCCGGGTATCTTTCGTTGTTTTATGATTTTCCTGGCGATGACGCGGAGCCTAGATTTACGGTGGCTGTAACCAACACAACTTGGAAACAGTTTTCTTTTGTGATGGCCTTGGGTGCAATGGATGCTTTGTACGCAAGGCTTGGAAGCTCTGTCGGCGTTGTCAGATTCTCACGTTTGAGAATGGACATGCTTGATGTTGAATAATTGAAAACAAGGAATTATCATGGCTGATAAAAAAATATCTGCGCTAACTTCCGCAACTACCCCGCTTGCGGGTACGGAAGTATTGCCAATCGTTCAATCAGGTACTACTGTAAAAGTTGCAGTATCTGATTTAACAGCGGGCCGTGCAATTAGCGCAACCCAACTTACTTTGACCACCGGCAGTGTTATTGTTGCAAATGGTCAAGGTATTGATTTTTCTGCCACACCGGGCACAGGCACAAGTGAATTGTTTAACGATTACGAAGAAGGTACTTGGACACCGGGCGCAGGTGACTTTACTGTTGTTGGAGCTTTTACATCTAGCGGTACGTACACAAAAGTTGGAAGACTTGTTACGGTAGTTGCTTTTGTTTCTGGTGCTACCAGCATCGCTGGAAATCCTGGCCAACAGATTACTGGTTTGCCGTATACACCAGCACGAGTTTCAGCAGGCTCGTGTTCCTACGGAAATCGTGGCGGTGGCGGATTTATGCAAGCATTTACAAATGGATCTGTTTATTCATCAGGAACGGGCGTTAGCACATCAGGGCTTTATATAACCGTAACTTACGAAGTTTAATCTGTACCAGCCCAGTTGACTGGAAACCTTAATGCCGGACTGGATGGTCAGGCTGGAAACAAGGAAACATCATGGCTCTCGAAAAAATTGAAGTTGTTGATCTGATTGAAGTTGTTGAAAACGGCTGCATTCAAGTTCGCACAAAAACCGCTATTAAAGAAGATGGCGTGGAAATCAGTAGCAAGTTTTACCGCCACGTTGTAGCGCCTGGCGATGACTACAGTGCTGAAGACGCAAAGGTAAAAGCCATTTGCGCTGCGGTGCATACGGCTAAAGTAATTGCCACTTACCAAGCGGCCAAAATTCCAGCATAATGCTGACAAACCCTTACCGGCGAGGTACACCGGGGAATCTTAGGATTCATTGAAATGACTGAAGAAGTCCAACAAAACCTAGCGGAAGTAGACTCCGCGCCAGCAACGGAAGTGACGGCCACTCCTGAGACTGTTGAAAGTACGCCGGTAGTCGCTGATGAGCAGAAAGAATCTT